AGATGTTTTCTTTCCACTTTTCTTTTCCAACAATTTAAGTATTTGTTCTTCTTTTGTGGATATTCTTCTTTCCAGCTTAGCTGTTGTGTCTGTTACACTTAAATAGCAATGGAATAAGCAGTCTTTTTTATTCGATATAACAAGCACTCCAGTGAACGAATAAATATAGTCATTTTCAAGCTGATCTCTAATGCCTTTGCTGACTTTTATAACTATAGATTCTTCAGTATTCTCATCAATTAAGGTATCGAAGTAAAATCCATTATAATCCTTAGTACCATTCTTTTTGTATCGTCCTTTTAATTCTATTTGATTGTTAATAGTATCAGGTATTCTTAGATTACTTTTGAGTATGCAGGAAATAGAGTTAGGTGTATGCATTTGTTTGTTTTTTTGCAAAAGTAGTAAAAAAACAAACATTAGCTAGTTTTGTAGATAAAATATTAATGTTTGAATCCCCATATTATTAACCCTCCATGCTTACTATGAGGATAGTAATAATTTCTATTTATTTGCCCATTGCAGACACTTTTTTTAATTATAAATAGTCTTTTCCCAATCATCCAGCACAGTTACATCCCACCGCGGAAGATCCGGATTAATATAAGTTACTGACCTGCCATACACAGAGAAACTTTTTCCGATAAACTCGCTGATAGCTTCATCCTCTCCTTTTTGCAAACTGATATTCATAAAAACATGCATTTCATTCCAGTTTGTAGGCCCAATGAACAAAGATTCAATCAAGCGGCCTTTAACAGGTACACCGATAACTTGCTCTTTTATCCGGTCAACTAATGATACTGCTTCTTCAAATGTCATACTTGTAATTTTAGAGCAAAGATATAAAAAATAGATGCCCTCTCCCCTATCATATAAAAGCTATTTCAATCTGTGGAATTTCAGTATTACAAATTTCAATTCTATTAAGAAAGATATTTTCGTAATTCTTCGATTGCCTGTGATGCACTTCGAACTACCACATACTTATTACGACATGATTCCGCTTGTTTTTGAAACTCTTTCTGTTCTTCTGACTGTTTCCCTACCCTCGTTTTAAACTCTATGCAGAGAGAAGCAAAACCCTTTTTGGGAATAAGTACGATCACATCAGAAACACCAGGCTTTACTCCTTGACGTTTCAGGTTAGCAGCTTCACGTATATGACGGCTTCCACCGTTCGGAACGGCAAATATAAGTTTGTCAGGTATATTAGGGAAATATAGAGGAATAAGTTTAAAGAACTCTGTTTGTATTCGAGCTTCCTCGTTATTATGTACTTCTTTAGAGCGCGTAGGATTACGCTGATCTGCATAACAATTATAACACATAAAGACGGTACCAGTTTTAATAACCGATACCGTTTCTTTTCCGCATAAAATGCACTTTTCTTTAGTCATTATTCAAAATAAGCTAAATTGTATTGGTCTTCTACCTACTACTGCTATCGTTCTCTCATGAATTGGGCACTGCGAAGCATAGGGACATCTCCCTGACATAGCAGAAAGATGCGCTCCATGCCATTCATCCCAATCTGTTACATTATTAGCAGAGAGGAAAGTTATCAGTTTCATGCAGCAGAAGCCACGTTCTTTCTCTTGACCTCCTGCAACTTCGAATAATCCATTACTCTGTGGACGTTTCATTCAATTCTTTCTTGTTTTGAAAGTTGTTATAACTTAATTATCTTCATTATCATTCTCCTCAATCTTGTCTCTCAACTCTTCACTTCCTGTCACTATAGCGTTGGTATATTCACTCGCCGTTTGCAAGTCATTGTTTAATACATGATTTCTCACAATGTTAAGTTCACCAATCAAACTATCAATATGTTCAATTAGTGATTCATTTTTGTTGTTTTTACTATTCATATCTATTCTTGGTTTACTCAAATTCTTACTCTGATACATTAATCTGTAATATTCCCTTCTGATAAATCAAATTCGATAAGGGAACTATTCTCTTCTAAAGATTTACAAACATCCTCTACTGTGGTACAGTCGGACGCTTCAATCGTTAATGTTACTTCAAATGTTTTCATTTTGATTCCTTTCTATACTGATTTGAACTATGCGGTAAACAAGAATCTACCGCATAGCAGATTTATTATTTATTTCTCGACGCTTCCAAAACAGGAAGGTTTGTTTCCGTTGGTATGTATATCACAGTTTTATCATTCAGATTGCTTTGTTGACGTACCCACAAATATTGGATATATGCAGGAGTAATACTTCCATTTTCAATTTTAATCGCTTCGGCAGCACCTTTGGCACGTTCGATTTCAGCTTGGGCATTCAGTTTTTCAGCTTCCAGATTAGCTTTAGCTTCTTCAATCTTTATTTTACGGTTTTGTTCTGCTTTAGCGAATTCAGCCTTTCCAGACATTTCTTGCTGCCAAACGTTATAATAAGGGATGGTAACAAAACATCCCACAACAATTGCGACAAATACGATAGCCGCCAAAATTCCAAGTTTATTCATACTTTCTAATATTGGGTTTTATAAAGCCGCCCAAGGCTTATTAGTTTATTATTATATTTGCAAAAAAACAAATATATGTCAACAATATATCGTAATAGAACAATCCGCCCTTCAAGTAGACTTGAAACATCTGTATCTTATAAAATCAATACAGAGAAAGTCACGACAAATGATACATTGGTTATTACCATTAACCATGAAAGTGAGAATTTTCATAAAGAATTTACTTTTTCAGGAGAGAAGGTTGCAAACCGTTCCTCAATACACTTCAGATATATCAATGGAGAAATCATTTGGTCACCAGTTCAGCCTGATTAGATTCATATCTTTGCAGACTTAAATTATTCATCATCATAATCAGTATCAAAGATACGTGCAACCATATCGACGATATTTTCTTCAATATCCGCGGTAGAACCAGTTACAGCATTAGCAATGTTTTTCTTCTCTTGAATTATGCGATAGACCTTTTCGTCAATAGTGCGCCGGCCAAGGAAGTAGTAACAGGTAACAGAGTCTTTTTGCCCGATACGGTGTGCCCGGTCTTCGCACTGACAACAATCAGCATACGTCCAAGGGAATTCAACAAAAGCGACATTACTTGATGCAGTAAGCGTTAAACCAACTCCAGCCGCTTTTATCGAGCAAATGATTATATCCGCTTTTGGATTGTTCTGAAAGGCATCAACCGCTCTTTGCTTCTCATCCTGCGAATCTCTACCGGTAACAGATACGGCAGTGGGAAAGTAACGTTTCAGTTGATCTACAACTTCATGAAGCGAACAAAAGAGAATTATCTTCTTTCCATTCTCTCGGAAGTCTTTCACAAATTCAATAACATCGCGTACTTTTCCACGTGCGGAGATCTGCCGTAGAATATTGATACGTACCATGACTTCCCCTCGCAGAGCCTTTTCAATCTTTTCATCGTCGGCATCCTTATATTTCTGTAGATACATAATAAGATCACGCTCTGCATCCATATACTCCTTACGATTAGTAATTTCACATGTATTTACCTGGCGTATCTTATCTGGAAGATCTGTAAGGACGAGAGACTTTTCACGACGAAACATACAATATTTCCATAAATTGAAGTTCAATTCCTTCAAATTCGATGCTTCTCTTTGTCCGGAGCAGTACCGGTTAACAAATGGTTTGTAGCCACCGAAATCATCCATACGGTTTAGAATTGCCAGCTGTGGAATCAAATCTTTAGGCCGATTTACTACCGGTGTTCCTGTAAGCTCTATCACCCATTCTTTACCTGTACAAATACCCTTGCAAAACTTTGCCTGTTGAGTAGATGCAGACTTACAGCGATGGCTTTCATCAATGATAACAGACTTGAATAAATTGATTGAGTTTCTAAATTCCACATCGCGCAGCGTCCAGCCTTCGGCTTTCTTTATGCGTTGTACGAAGTATTTCTTTAGTGATTCATAGTTTACGATAAAGACTTGATGCATTCCTGTTTGATAAAAGAAGGTCCATGTATCACGTACTTTATCTGTGAGTACCATTGCTTTTTTATCCGTAAACTTCTCCCATTCCCGTTGCCAGTTGATTTTCAATGATGATGGGCAAATGACAAGACAGGGAAAAGCGTTCGCTAGATTGATGGTAGCAATACTTTGTAATGTCTTTCCGAGTCCTGGTTCATCGCAGTTCATGAAGCGCTTTAGCTCCAATCCTCGGGCAATACCTTTGAGTTGATAGGGATAAGGCTGAATTTTTAAGCTATGCGGAATTGTTAGATCTGGAAGTTCCGGAACATCATAAGCAATATCTTCCTCTTTCTTTGTAGTTCCGCTCACCCAATTTATATTTTCAAACTGCTGTATCTGATAAATCATTCTTTCAAGATCAACTCTACTCCGTGTAGGTACTATCCAAACTTTTCTAGCACCGTCAAAACGTCTTCCGGGAATCTGCCGAACCCGTTCTATAATAGAAGTCTTATAGTTGAATGATAATTCGAAATTATCTCCTTTTAATTCAATATTCATGATTTAGAGTGTTGTTTAATGGGGGAGATTAATCCCCCAAGAGTGATTTATGCGGTTGCGTCAAGAGGTGCAGGAGTTTCTAAGCGCTTCTTGCGCCCCCTCCCTTTCGGCTTTTCTTCTTCAATTACGACGGCTTCTTCCGGTTCATCTGTTTCGAAATCCAGTCGTTCCTGTCTGACTCCCCATTTTTCTTCAAACAGATAACTTTCAACTTCCGCATCACAAGCGGCAGCGTCAATACTTAATTCCTCATAGTAAGGGTATTGTTCATCAAGAAGAGGGACGAAGATTTTTAGATCAACAACTTTACCGGACTGAAGAAGTTTAGACCCCATGATAGTAATTCCAGAAACACCATCGACGCTGTCATTTGCATAACCTGTAATGATATAATTTTCTAGTGTCTCTGCATAGCCCGGAGAAGAAAAGCTATCCTTGTTGATATTAGAAGCCTCTGGCTGTTCACACAATACGACGAGATGCAATCTAAGCCGAATAAACGCCTCCCTTAAATCGCTGTGAATGATCTGATCGCAGCTCTTGTTAATTACATTCGTGTAGTTTGCTTCAGAGAAGCGTTCATTATACACAACATTCAGCCGGTCTTTCTTAACGACCGCCTTTTTAATCTCATTTTTTGCTTGTTCCATAATCTTCTTTGGTTGATAAAGTGATAATACTAAATGTTGATACAACTCCCATGACGGCAGCCGTAGTTATTTCTCTTGATGTTGCATCTTCTCTTTGAGAAAAAGATAATGCTGTAAACAGGCCGACAACGGCCAGTCCGATTGTAATTTTTCTTAAAATTTTCATGATAATTACTTTTTGTTGTTATGCATTCCGGCCATTTTCATTTCCTCTTTTGCTTTACTTATCACAGTTACACACCATGATAATTGATGTGTTGCTGTCCGGTTACAACGTTCGCACCAATCGACGAGATATCGCTCCTCCCGGCATAAAGAACTAATTAGGGCATTTATCGCTGTTGCTGTCGCTTTCGCATTTTTAGCTGTATCAACGAGTGTTTGCATGACCTCGGACTTCATTGTCTCATTAAGCCAGTATTTCGAGTCTGCAAGCAGTTTGCCGGAGCGAGCAACATATACAGCCAGGTCATTGCCACGCTGTACGGCTTCTTCAGCATTTTCGCTCATTGTGATATTGAGAAAAGAATCAATATTTTGTAATTCAGCCAAAATTTGTTCTTTTGGAGTGATTAGTAAGTTCATATTGTTTTCACTTAAAATATATTTAAACCATTAGTTGCCACCATTTAAAAGCAAGGTCCTCGTATTTCTCTTTCCCCTTGATATACGTAGGGTGGTTACGGTCGGTGATAAAATGCTTGAAGATTTTACAGTTCTTTTTTGAGATTGCGTAGATGAAATCTCTATTGCTCCCTGCAATATCCATATACCAGGCACGGGAACGGTCCCAGTCGAAAAAGTCGATAGCTTCATCAAATTGCGCCTGTGACTCTGCAAAAGTCGTTTTTAAATCACCTCCAAAATTGTAAGCAGACAACCACCAATCCCATTTACATCGTGTATCAAGATGGTAGGCAAAATTTCCATAATAGAACTCCTGCTGCTTATTTACCATGAACTTCTGTGTATCAGATTGCGCCAACACGACAGCCAGGAATTGATCTTTCTCCGCCTCTTTCCGGAGCGCCTTACGCATTTCAAGCCCTAGCTCAAATTCTTCTGTCGTATACAAGTAATCGTCTACCATCAGCTTGTCATACCGGACACGGTCATTCTCTGTGATAAGAGCATCTACGAGAGTACCGAACTTGAAAGCCTTTTCTTTATCCCCGTATTGAACACGGGGATAAAGATAGTTTTTAAGCTCTGTCAGATCTGAATTACTGACTTCCGAACGTGAATAGTATGAATCGGGATTTGACATAACTATTTAGCTTTCACATCTGCTTCGTAGCTGATGAATTGTGATTCAATATGTGTCTGATCTTTACTGTTTGCTTTCTTCTCGCAGTATGTAGTCATCTTTTTAAAGATCTTCTCTAACTCATCAAAAGGAAGAGTCTGCCCCTCGCCTATCCACCACATCTGAAATATTTCCAGGTATCCTTGCTGATGAAGAACAACAATCTTTTCTTTTACCTTAGCGTTTGTCGGTGGAGGTGCAACAGATGCAGCAGCACCAGCAAAAAGATTACCGATTGAGCTTTGTTGCGTTTTCATTGCAACCTCCTGCCTATCTGCTTCTTCCTTTCTCTTTAACTCTTGTAATTGTTTGGCTGCCTCTTCTGCTTCTCGTTGTTTGCGCAATTCTTCTGCTTTTGCGGCTTCTTCTGCATTTGCCAAGCGAAGCTGTTCCAGTTCAGCCAACTCTTTACGCTTAGACGGAATACGGTCGATAAGATCTTGTTTAACACTTGAAATTTTAGCCTTATACTGTTGAGCATATTGCTCATATTTACCCAGCAATGTATTTTTGCGAATCTCTGCTTTTATCTCCTTATTGATATAATAGGTAGCATATTCAGCAGTGAATTTATCAAAATGAGCTTTCGGGTAATCAGTTTGGAAAACAGTTATACCGATTACTTCTCTATCAAAGTTTACAT